TGTTTTTCACTTTGGTATCAAATTCACCAGTGCGTCCTGGTCTCATCTTCCCTACTTTAACATTCTTACCCTTACCTGGCCAAGATGTTTTGGAAGTTCCTTTGAGTGTAGCAGATCCACCTTTTTTGCGTTGGATTAAAACTGAATCCTGATCATCTTTACTTGAACCTGATTTTACATTCTTTTTGTGCTTAAGTCCAGCCTCTGTGCCCAATTTTTCAACTGTCTTCTTGAACTTCCTCTTGCCCATCTTACCAGAAGAAACTACATGGGACTTCTCTCCCACCTTTTTCTCTTGTGGAGTTCCAGGATTTTCAGTGTATCTTCCTGAGACCTTTGTAGGACCAGGAAGACCAGCACCACGAATCCTTCTTTCAGTTCTCTTGCTTCTTTCTTTATTTTCTTTGGAAGACTTATCTCCTCTCTGTCCAGACAAGATAGCCATTCCACCTTTCTCTGACTTGGAACGAATTCTGTTCAATGATGTTTCCTGAATATCATAACATTCAGTCATAAATTCTTGGAATGTTTTCATCTTCTTTTCAAAAGTCAGTCAAACTATTTATAATAAAGTTCTTGATATGAGTCAAAAATACTTTCACTATAAATATTTTTATGGTAGAAAGTATTTTTATGTCTTGGAGATATAACGAAAACGAATTCATAGAGGCTCCTAAAGGAATTGAAGGATTTGTTTATCTCATAACAAATCTAACAAATAATAGAAAATATGTTGGTAAAAAATCTTTTTGGACAAGGAGAAAAGATAAAAAGACTGGTAGAAGAAAAACAAAAGAGAGTGATTGGAAAAAATATTTTGGATCTTGTGACGAATTAAATGAAGATGTAAAACTTTTAGGTCAAGATAAATTTTTGAGAGAAATACTCTACCTATGTCCTCATAAAAAATCAATGTCTTATTATGAAACTATGGAACAATTTAAAAGAGATGTTCTAATGACTGATGATTATTATAATACAAATATTGAAGGAAGATTTTTTGTAAGTGAAAGAGCAGGAATTTATGAAGTCGTTATGAGAAACGATAAGTTCTGCGATATGAGAAGTGAAAAGATGAAAGACAAATCATACAATCCAGTATATAAACCAGAAGTCCGTGAAAAGTTTAGTAAAATGTATAAAGGTGAAGGAAATCCTATGTATGGAAAAAAACTTACTGAAGAACATAAAAAAGCACTCACAACATCAAAAAATGTAAGAGTGAGTGATGGGAAAAATATTTGGGAAAGTGTTGTATCTTATCTAAAAGAAAAGAAAATAGGGCATCAAAAATATAAGAAACAATTAAAGGAAGGGCTAATCTTTATTGTTAATTAGTTCTATTATAGTTTTTGGATTATTATGGCTTATTGGTAATATTATAAACAAAACCGTAGTAGTCCCGAACATCGCTCCGATTAAACACGGAGCCCATATATTTCCAAGGATTTGGGTAATCTTCGTCTTCCACATAATCAATTCATTTTGTAGTATTTAGAACCTCCTGATTAAACCACCAGTCATCAATCTTTTTGGCTGTGACTGGTGTGAGTGGTTCAATCTGATCCATCAACATCCAAATGAGATTAAAGTTTGAATCCTGAGAAGGTGTCTTTCTTGACATCTTGTTTGATTCCGCCGACGACATAACTTTCTACCTCTGTCTCTTGTGGTGCCACTTGCAGACCCTTAGATGAAATCCAATGCTGCGTCCAAGGAAGAGGATTATTCTTTGCACTTACATCATATATAGGCTTCAATCCAATTGCTTTCATTCTACGATTGGCAATCCATTCAACATAGTTCTGAAGCAGGGTATCGTTAAGGCCGATCATAGATCCATCTTTGAACAGATAATCTGCCCACTTTTTCTCCTCGTTGACTGCCTTCTTAAACATAGCATAGATCCACTCCTCTTCTTCCTTAGCAATCTGTGCCATCCCTGGATCATCACCAGATTTCCATTTGTTTAAAATATTCTGAGTGATTGCTAAGTGTTGGTTTTCGTCTCTTGCGATGAGACTAATGATCTTAGCGGATCCTTCCATAAGCTTAAGTTCACCGAAGGCGAAACTACAAGCAAAACTAACGTAGAACCTAATACCTTCAAGAATGTTAACGTTGGCGACTGCTCGGTAAAGCTTTCGTTTGACATCTTTGATTTCCCAGTTGGCTGAAGGTGAATCTTTGAAATCCTTTTGCCACATGCTACCAGTGCCCCATACTTGAGCACTGTTAATAAAATCATCGTATGATTCAGTAACGGTCTTTGCTCTATCCAAAATCCTTTCATCAGTAATGATGGTGTCAAGCACCTCACAGGGATCCGAATAGATGTTCTTGATGATATATGTGTATGAACGACTGTGGATCATTTCCATGAATCCCCAAACTTCCATACATGCTTCTAGTTCAGGTAAAGAACAATAAGGAATGAATGCCATTCCTGGTCCTCTACCCTGAACAGAGTCAAGCATAATCTGATACTTCAAATTGGAAGTATAGATATGCTTCTGTTCTGGACGCAATGTTTGATAGTCTGCTCTATCTTTTTGAAGGGAGACCTCTTCAGGTCTCCAAAAATATCCTAATTGTTGAGTTGTTAGTTTTTCAAAAACTGGGTATTTGTACGAATCATAGCGTTGGATTCCTAATGGTTTTCCAAAAAACATTGGTTGTTTTTTGGAATCATGGGGTTCAGCGTTAAACACCGTCATCCCTTTCATATTATATTCTGTTTTATTTTCCATAGTGGAAACCTTAAACTGCATTGACATTTAAACTATTCCTCCATTGTATCCAGTCTTGATCTTGATTTGGCACCCATCCCTCATTAAACTTTTTAACCATATTCTGATGCCCACTTTTCCACTTTATACCAAGAGAACGACATAACTTGTAATATCCTGGTTGATCGAGTTTTAACCACTCTTCATAATATTCTTGAGACTTACTCCATATTTCAGGAACTACATTGTGTAATCTCCAAGGAGGTTTGTCTTTGTTCGGGTTGTTTTGTTTCATATAATTTGATACAAGTATCTTACAACGAGAACCTTGCGTCTTACCCTTCATCCCCTTAGGGTGATGTCGAGTGTCTCCATATTTGCCCCTACTTAACAATACAACAGAATAGTTAAGTCCAGGATGTCGGGGGTGCAGTTTAGATAATATCCTATGAACAAAAATATGTTCTCTCAATGTCAAATAAAATAGGTTAGAACTTTCATTACCCCCACCGAGACAACGGGGAACTATATGGTGGTTCTCATATTGAACACCCTCACATAACTCCCTGTCTTTACGAGAGGATATAAACTTATCATGCAGTTTTTGATAGTTCATATCTCTATTATGTTATGTTTTACTGCACAGCACAACTCTCACACTTTCCCTCCTCTACTGAACTTAACTCACACATCCTATTTAACCCTCCAAGATATTTGGTTTTCATCATACTCCAAGATTACGGTTTTGTCTATTAAATCATACTATTTGTGGTTTTAATATTGGTTCATTTTTTTCTGGTTTAAAAATAACAATAGCAGCAGGAAAAGTTGCTTTATTATTAGCACCCTCAAATGTCAATCTTTTGGTAAGCAATCTTATTTCTGCGGACTTCATACAATAAGTGTGCCACCATTTTGTATCAGTTCTTGCGGGAACAAGACAAACTACTGTAGCACCTTTATCAGATTCTTCTTTTGCCTTTTTTACCCAATTTATAATTTGCCTCCCATATGGAGGATTCATAAAAACATTACCTCTCCATTCTTGACTTAATCCATCATCTTCTATTGTGTAAAAAGAACTACATTTAGCAGTTTCTTTACTGCAACAAGGGTCTAAATTAAAATGAAACTCATTATCAAGCAATTCATATAATTTTTTTGGAGTTTCCCAATCGTCTTTATCAGACATAAACAAAGAATTATTCAACATAATTTTTGATAACTCCACCTATAACCTTTACAATGATTAAATTTTCCTTCACAAGTATATTTGATATTGGAAGGATTTGTTCCTACAAATTTAGAAGCATCACTAATAGATTGAAACTCTCTCAAAAAGTTTCCTTCAATATCATACTGAAATACTTTGGTTCTTTTTACATTTGGATTATTTTTGAGTGTCTGAGATGTTTTACTTTTACTCTCTTCTTTGTGCGATTTTCCAGCAAATCCACAAGGAGATGGTTGCCCTTTTCTCATTTTACTCCAGTTCTTCTTTTGTTTTTCTGTATGATGTTGCCCATAAAAAGGATTATCTTCTCC